CAAGCTTTCTTCGAGCAGTTTCAGTCTGCCGTAAACTTCGCCCATGTCGAACGCTCTCTGTTCGTTCTTGTCCATGACCTCGTATATGCCGAGCAGCCCCTGAAATACTTCCATGCGAAAATCTGCAAATTCAGCATCTGCCGCCGTTGCAGTGCCGCATTTTTTCACTTTCTCCCTCAGCTGTTCCACTTCTTCCGCAAGAAACACGATGACTTCATAATCTTTCATCTGTCTGCCGACAGCCCTTTCGACCCTGCGGACGGTAGTTTCATAATCTGACATTTTTTATTCCTCCTTTTCATACCCATTTTAATTGTCCGTTCTGTTCAAGCAATATCTCCGCATCATATTCGCTGTCAAGTCCCGTTCCTGTGAGATCGACCAGTTCGCCGAACTCATCGAAAGCACACGGTCTGACATCGAACAAAGCGGACACATCGCCGAATTTTTCTATCATTCTTGCACTTGTTCCCTCATCGGCAAAGCTGTCAAAAATGTTGCGGTTCTTTTTCAGCTTAAAAAGCGTATACAGCGCATCACGATAGCCGAAACGTTCCATGCAGCTGTTCCATGCTTTTGGGTGTGTCTGACGCAGTACTGCAAGATGATTGTCTCTGAACTGTATATCCGTTCCGCACATCATACAGCCGTTGCGTTTGATGTGCTGTAAACTGCCGTCAGATGCTGTGTAAGTAACATCATAAAGCGGCGAATACTTCAAGCCGAATCTGCGGATATACTCCCACACATCATCGTCAGTCCAGATGCCGATAGGATTTACATGATAAAACGCACCGTCAACGTGATCTCTGTGACTTGCGAATATGTGTCCTCTGACTGCAAAGCTGGTAAGGCGGCTGTGGCTCTCGCTTGCCATAAGTCCCTTGAATATCATATCCGTGCCAAGCTGTGCCTGCATACGTTCTGACGGTTCTTTTTTTAGAAGCTTACAGCAGTGCTGTGAAAATTTGCATTCCCTGAGAATATCGTAATAATCACGGGTCTTTTCATTTTCGCTGTCGGTTTTTGAGTATTTCAAAAAGCATTCTATATTGATGCGATGTGCATCGAGTTTGCTTGCCGCCTTGCCGAGCAGAGGTGCGCCGTACTGCTCCACGCAGTAAGTAAAATTCTTCGTGTGACCTTTCTCGAACATTCGTGAACGATCCAGCTTATAACCTCGTTTCTTTGCGGCTTCGACAAGTGCTTTCTGTCCTTTAAGCTTGCCGTCAGGTTTAAGTATCTCGTCAAGAGTGCCTTCGTCTTCCAGTTCTTCCACGATCTGACGTGCAAAATCATAGCGCAGTTCATCTTCTTCAAGACGACTGAGTTGTGTTTCATGGAAACGTTCGTTAAAATGTTCCCTGCCGTACTCACGGGCGAATCTCAGACTTTCGGGGAACTCAATGCCCGTATTTCCGAAAATGCAGTGAACACGCTTGAAATCATCAGGAAAGAAACGCTCGATAAGATCGGCGACAACCTGTGAATCCTTGCCGCCCGAAAAGGCAACCGCAGGAGCGTGACCCAGTGTAAGAGCCTGTCCGATGACCGTGACTGAAACAGCTATCTTCTTGTCGAGTGGAAGCTTTTGGAGCGCAAGTATTTCTTTGAATTTGTAAGAATCCTTAATATACACTTGACTTTCCTCGTCAGATAGTGTATAATGTTTTTGAGTTAACTCATTAGCCTTGTTTGGTGTTGCCGCACCGACAGGGCTTTTTTCATGTGTCTGCATCATGAAGCCTTCCCCCTTGTTATAACGATAACGGGTGCTTCCTGCGGTTCTTCAACGCTTTCGGGTTCTTCCGTCATTGCTTCCCGTCCTCTGCGGTCTGCGTCGTCCTTGTAGCGTTTCAGGCGTTTTTCAGCCTTTTCCAGTTTCGCCGATGCCGCAAGAATAACGATAAACACCGCAAGCGACACCAACAGCAGGTCAACACGTCCGTACCCGAGACACAGTGCATAATCGGTCAGAAACGCCACACATAACAGCGTTGCTTTAATTTCGTTGGTCACTTCTTCACCCCCTTGCTCATGATCTTACCATAGCTTGTCCCCTCGATCTGAGCCTGTCGGCACACGCTGTTGATGCGCTCGCAGGTCAGAACTTCGGGCTTGCGGTACTTCATGCGCTTTTTCTTTTCGTATCTTTCATTGCTCTTTTCAAGCCGTATCAGATACCTGCACGCCTTGCAGTAAGATGTCGGTCTTCCGCTGTGTATTTCATACACGTCACCGCAACGCTCGCAGACAGCCGTTTTCACCGCCGTTACAGGTTCAAACTCCATGTCGGGGAGTTCGGGGCAGGCGTTCGGAATACGCACGTCTGCACTTTCGATGATGTAGCTCAGGTCTGTCATAACATCGCCCTCGCTATATCCTTCATGACAGCCACCACGCTGTCCGCAGTTACGTTCACCGTGCGCCTGTGACCGTCCTCGTAGATTATCTCCACAGCCTCAAAGCGGTCGCTGTCCTCGAAATAGACCAGTTCACTGACCGCTTCACGGCTGTACTTTTTCAGCAGTTCGCCCAGTTCACGGACGAACGCCTGTTTGTTTTCCTGCATTTTGGTAACTTCCTTTCATTCCCCGTATTTGTCCAGCATGACCCTTGCTTCATCGGGGTGATCGCTGAGGTAACGGCTGAGTGTGCGGCTCGCATTGTCGAGCATCATCTTACGAAGTTTGGCTCTTGTCTCCTCGGGAAGATCGTCCCATATGTACTTCACCCCGTCTATCGTGATAACGCTCACTGCACGCAGTTCCTGTCTTTTTGCCATAGTCAACAACTCCTTTCAGTTTTAATCATATGCGCCCCTGTTTGTCCTTGTTTACTCTTGTCGGTTTAAAACTCCTGCAAGGGTAAAGCCTGCTGCGTTCGGGACAGGTTGCGTAGTTCAGGCAGTCCTTGCAGGTGGGTGTTTTCGGCTTGCTCACGGCTCATCCCTCGACCAGCTTTTCGCAGGTCGTGCCGAGCCTTTGTGCCAATTTAACGCCAATTACGATGTTCGGAACGGTAACACCGGTTTCATATTTGGCGATCTGCGCCTGTGCTATACCGAGGTACTTTGCAAGTTCCTCCTGCGAGTAGCCCTGCTTTTTACGATACTTCTTTACGTTGTCAGAAAATGCCATGCTTTTAACTCCTTTCAACAATAATAATACTTTCGGTATTGACTTTTTTAGTAAAAAAAGTGTATAATTAAGGTGCGAAGATAATTGATACACTTTTTTGATTACTTTTGTAGGGGATTTTTGTGACCTTTTCAATACTGTAAGTATATTATATCCTATAAAATTAGAATTGTCAATACTAAATCCGAAAATTATAGGATTTTGTATGGTTGCACATATTTTGGAGGTAATTTTATGTATAATCCACAATTTAAGATAAAAATCAAGTCGTATATGTATAATAATGTAAGCTGTCATGTTGCATAATTTTATATTTATTATTTTGTGCAAGTATACAAAATTATTGAGTTTGGCTAAAAATCGCTGAGAAACTATTGACTTTACCAAGAAAATATAATATAATTTAATTAGAAAAAAACGGAACAGGGCAAATCCCATAATTAAAAAAGGAGCGTTTATTATGACAAAGTACAGGATAGCATTTACTTACTCGGAATGGGAAAACGGACAGGGCTGGAAAATCGAAGGTGCCTATATGGGCATTGACGATACAATCACCGATGACAAAACAGTTTTAGACTATGACAAAGATGATTTAATATCTGACCTGAAAGATTATGTTGTAGATGACATTGCGGACTACAATGAAGATGACGGAAACGACACCAGGTACGACTACACAGTTTACGAGCAGAATGAATCGGGGGACGAAAGCGAGGTTTATTCAGTATCCGTATGGCTCTCCGAACTTGCTAAAGGAGTTTAAATGAAAGACATCACAGGACAGACGTTCGGAAACTTGGAAGTCTTGCAGTTTGACTGCAAGAAGAATGGACATGATTACTATTTATGCAGATGTAATCTTTGTGGGAATGTTGTCTCTTTGAGAGGAAGCAATTTGGTACACGGCTTACAGGTTTCTTGTGGCTGCCGAAAGAAAAAAGGCATCACTCACGAAATGCGCAAGGATAAAGCTAACAGCAACAACCGCACGTCAGGTATTAAAGGCGTATGTTACATAGTCCGAGAAGACAAGTGGAAGGCATATATCTATCACAATCATAAGTACTATATACTTTTATCCTCTGATAGCAAAGAAGAGTGCGTAGAGGCTCGAAAAGCAGCTGAAATGCACATAAAAGACGAAAACTTTGAAGCTTGGTTTCAAAGTTTTCGAGAGTATATTGCAGAAGCAAAAAATAAAGATAAATAAATAGCAAAACGGCACTCACCCCCTGAGCGGAGCGAGTGCCGTTTCTTACTTCACAAACTTACGAGCAAAATTCTCTCCCACAACGCCGTTCTGTGCGTGTCCTGCCGCCCCGAGAATGCCGTTAACGGCTTTTTCCGTGCCGCTTCCGAACGTGTCATTATCGTCCAGCTTGTAGCCCTTAGACATGAGCCAACGTTTAAGGAGATACACCCCGACCGATTTATCGCCACGCTTTAAGCCCTCAGTGTCAAGGGCGTTTTTTGTCGGCTGAGTGGGTTTAAAGCCGTTTTTGCCTGCATTTTTGATGATTGTCGGGTAATCCTTCGCCGTGCGGTTGAGGTCGACACGTCCGCTTATGCCGCTGACTGTACCCGTAAAGCTGTACTGGTGGATACCATAGGCGATAGACGGCTGACAGCTGATGTTAGCGCACCAAACGTCATACTTCGAGCGGAACGCCGCCGACATTTTCGCCGTCAGGAAACTCTCGTAGCTGTACAGCAGGCAGTAATATCCTGCGCTCTCGCAAACGTCCATAAACGCTTTGACAATGCTCTCGACCGTGCTGTTCGGCAAGTTATACTGACTGCGCTCCTCGATGTCAAGGGCAATCGGCATATCAAACGATTTGCCTTTGAGATTGTTGATAAAACCCTGAGCCTCACGCCTTGCGCCTGCCGTTGTCGTTGCGTACATATAGTGATACGCACCCACGCTCAGACCCGCCGTCTTTGCGTTGGCGTAGTTGCTCTCAAAACGGCTGTCCTTTTGGTACGGATAGGACAACACATCGCCGTACCCCTCACGGAGCAGGACGAAGCTGTGACCCGACTGCTTCACGCCTGTCATGCTTACTGCGCCATTATGCACGCTCAGGTCGGGTCCCGTGTAGGTCTTAGCACTTGCCGCCGATACCCTCGCTGGCGCTCTGGGTGTCGGTGCAGTTATCGGGACGTTTGCACGACCGTCAAGCATATCACGGTACTCTCGCTCGTCTGCTATTTCGGCGGCGTTGTCCACCAGAATCTCGGTTATTTCCGCTTCCGACAGACCGTATATCTCCGACATTTCGGCGGTCGTCATGCCGTAAACGTGCGATTTTACAAGCTCTTTTATCTGCTCATTTGTCATTTTTATCACTCCTCATATGGCTCTCCGGTTATGATCTCATACTCTTCGGCAGTTATCCAACCCTTGACAACAGCATCATGTACCTGCCGCTTAGACCACAAACCCTCATCGTAGTAGCGTTTGACTTTTGCAAACTTTTTACTCATCGTTTTCAACCTCCTCGTCAGATTCGAGTTCGATGTCAGACATCATTGCAATATAATCAATATTCGCCGCATTGCGTTCCGCCATCGTAGCCGCTGCCTGCGATTCGGCGACAGCGTGAGCAATCTGCTTTTCGATAGGGATGTATTCAAACATTTTTTATTTTACCTCCATAAATCATTATAGTATTTTGTCATGCTTTTTATCAGATTATAGCTGTTGCCCTTGCTTGCGTGAGCCTGCCAGCACTCAAAGCACTTATCAACGTCTGTTTTGGTGAGGATTCCTTTTTTGCTGAGACGCACCAGCTTTTTTAGCTTCCGGCGTTCGTGGGTGACTTTGTTCGGCAGCACCAGCATCAGCACCTTGCCAGTCTCGGTCAGTTTAAAACTAAACCCAAGAAAATGTATAGGTTGTCTGATCGGAAAAATCTGCGTTTTCTTTGCACTCAGGCTCAGACCGAGTGCTTTGAGTTTCTCGGCGATAATGCGTTTGCAAGTCAAAAGATACTGCTTATCTTCGTGAAATAGCAAAAAATCATCCATATATCTGATATAATGCTTGATATGCAGCTGCTCTTTGATATAGTGGTCGAGATCGTCAAGCACTGAAAGCTCGGTGAGTTGTGTGACCTGTGACCCTAAGCCCATGCCGACAGTCGGGTCAGTTTCCTGTGTAAAGCTGTTGATGATCCTGACAGCTTCGTCGGCAGCCCATTTGTCTTTTGCACGTTTTCTCACGGCTTGCTCGGCGACCTTGTGGGAGGTACTGCCGAAATAGTCTTTTATATCGCATTTTAAAACATAGCCATTAAGACCGTGCTTCCGATAGTAGCGCTGTAAATGGCATTTCAGGCGGTTTCGTGCAAAGTCTGTACCTTTACCGACCTGACAAGCGCAGTTATCGTATATAAACGACCTTGTGAGTGCATCCGTCAGGTAGTTATCACACAAGCTCCGCTGGAAGGTGCGGTCTCGAATGCGTGTGCTAACTATCGTTCGCTTTTTTGGCTCTGTAATTTCAAAAACTGCATACTTACCGATCTGGTATGTGCCACGCTCAAGGTTATCGTGCAGGTCGATACAGTTTACAAGTCCGTTTTTTACAAATCCGGCTGTGCTGTCTTTCCACATGACATTTTTTTTACAGTGCCGCATACTACGGTAAAGACTTTCAAAAGAACAGACTTTTTCTTTGACATTTTTCATAAAATTACGCCGCATATAGCTGTACTTGCATTTGGATGCAAACAGCGTCGGCGTTCTACGTTTCACCTCTACTTTTTCAGCATCGGTCGGGACAACAATTCCTTGCAGGGAGGCGCATTGATTTCGGTTTATAACTTACTTTAAGCGAGCATTCCCCCAATCGGGCGACCAGCCCAGCGCATTGTTAGCATTATTGTTGTTGATTGCGCCAGTGGTATTGACGTTACGCACATTATTAGCATTATTGTTGTTAGGGGTGCGCAGCCGCCACGACCGGGCTGAGCCTAAAACAACTGCTGACCCGATATATTTTATTTTTCGGATTTTCGCCAGCTGCGAATAAGCCCCTGCACGTCTTTTACAAGACGTGTCCAAAACTCCACCCGGCTGCTTTCAATGCCAAAAGTGCGGTATGCTATATCTATCATGCTCAGCAAAGCATACGTTTCGGCAAGCGCTTTTGTCTGATATTGCCGTCGTAGTTTTTTAGCATCCTCGTCACCGTCACCAATATACACCGAGTTTCCAGCAGCAACACAGTTGTTTATAGTTACGGCACATTCAACAATTTTGTTTGTGATGCACCATCGGTAACGCTTCGGGAAATGCTTTTCGTTGGCACATATCTGTATAGTATATACTGCCAACTCGTTAGCTCTCGTATATACCAGCAGCTTACCTTGCCCACGCTTTGATTTTACTACCGACATTTTATCACCTTCCTCCAACGCCCTGACGGGCGGATTTTAAGATTTTGCGATTCGGCAAGCGGGCGACCAGCCCAGCGCAGTGGTAGCATTATAGTGGCTGATAGCGCCAGTGGGATAGACGATACGCACACTATAAGCATTAGTGGTGTAAGGGGTGCGCAGCCGCCACGACCGGGCTGAGCCAGCTCTGTATTTGATCCTATCTGCATCTGTTGCACCGACATAGTACGCATACTGTGTCCCTTCGGGGTAGTTTGCCAGCTCATTTGTACCAAATATCTCAGTACGGGACGGCAAATAAAATTTGTCCGTGAGTGTGTACTCACCACCGCCATCACTGACAATATTGTTGACTGTCGTGTATGTGGTCGGTGTTACCACTGACACAAAGTCCTCGTCAAGTCCGTTGATAAAGCCTGCTGTGTTGTTTACCCATGCCGGAGGTCTGTCAAAAATCGTCTGCGGTGTCCAGACCTGTCCTGCTGGTTTGTCGCTGTTCATTACCTGACGCTGTGCTGACTCTCTCCAGTTGTTTGACCCGAGAGATGCCCGCTGAATGCTGTTGATGTTGCTTGCAGGCGTTCCGGCGTTTGTCAGCGAGCCTAAGTCAGTGCCGCCACTGCCCTCAGACATAGTCATCGTCTCGATTGCCGTGGTCGCTGTCTGGCTTGCAAAGCTGCTGATCGTTGCCCCTATCATTGAGGCATTATAGGCATTGTTAAGCACCAGCTGACCGCCTGCCGGAATCGCCTGTGTGAGAGTAAAGCTAATTGTTTTGCCAACATCTCCGGCAAAAAAAGGCTGCTGAGATACAGTAAAATGATACTCGCCTGCCGCAAGCCCGTCCGGGAACGCAAACACTGCCTGTCTTGCCGAGAAAACTAAGTCGGGCATAGTCTCATGGAGCAACAGCGTGATAGCTGTGCCGTCTGCGGCTATATTTACTATGTCCCAGATAAGCTTTTCACCGCTCCTCATGCAGGCGAGCTGGTCGCCGACTTTAAAGTATTTTTTTGCAAGTCCCCGATTGACGATCTGGCGAACATTATACCACGAATCAACGCTGATAATACCGCCGCCCTCTCCGAGTACCTTTGCCACAAAAAGAGCCTCATAAAAATCAGCCATTGCTTATCACCTCGCCGTCATCGACACTGTGCCACTCTCCCTCGCTGTCAAGGACGTAAAACATGGCATCGTTTACGGCATATGCTCTCGACCCCATGTCCAACACAGCGCCTTTTACTTCTGTCACGCCTGCCAGTTCTGCGGCGGTATCGCATACCAGCATTGCTTCAAAATGCTCTTTTCCTGTCGCATCTCGATATAAAAAACGGCTTTGACCCTTTAAAAATTTAATCATTTTTTATCACTCCTGTCATTTTCGTAGTTTTTTAGCCTGTTAATGATTTTCCTAGCCCATTTAGCTTCGGGCATTATCTCGGCAAAATTTTCCAGAATGCTCACCAGCTCCATTACTACTATGTAGCAAAACACCCCGAGCGCCGTCACAAAGCCTGCTAAGTCGGTCAGACGTGTGTCTGTGTAGTACTTACCGAGCATATCCAACCCGACCGTCAAGCCGATCGCCGTTGCCATGATGATTAACTCAGCTGCTTTATGCAGACCGCCTATCCTTAGTGCCTTGCTCGATACTTTATCAGCACAACGGGCTTTGATATAGCCTGTTATAAAGTCCGCTCCCGCAAGCCCGAGAACGATCATAAACATAATGATGTATTTCAAAAAAATATCACTCCTCCGATTGTACGAACCTGCTGTCCAGCTGTCTGTTGTGCTGTATCTGCTGCGTTGTCAGGTAGGTATCATAGACACGTACACTGTTGATGCCGTGTAACGGGTAATTGCCGTTATAGTTACACCCTACGGCATAAAACAGCCCTGCATTTGGCACAAGATAATTCATCGCCATATTCTCGCTAGTCAGGTCAAAAGTAGTCTCTGTTTTGTCTGTGTGATTATAAATTACTATGTGTAGCGTATTAACGTAGTAATCATCAACGGGCATATAATATGTCACAGTGTACGTTTTGCCGCTCTCAACCTTATAATAAAACTGCTCTTTGGTGTTAAAAAGTGCAAACCTGCATCTGATTGTTAGGTACATATCATTTATATCTGTGTGATTTATGCACAACTGCCACACTTCAAAAGGATCGTTACCGCCCTCGGTTGCCTCATGTATAAACGCAACATCGCTGGACGCTGTAAGCTCAGGGACGGTAAAGCAAGTCTCAATTGTGCCGCCCTGCTCAAAGTGTAACGTGCGTGACGGTTTAAATTTATAACATGGCTCCATTGAGCCTATATCGTGCGTGGTGTAAAATACTACATCATCCAGTATATATGCCATTTCTGCACCTCCTGCTCTCAGCGGCAAAGCACCATAAAAAAGCGTGAAATCGACGTTTGTATATGCTATATAGAGCGTATTTGCACTCTTTGTTTCGAGGGCATTGTACTCCGTCTCAGTCATTGCCGCTATGTGTTGACCGCCTGTTGCTGCCTGTATTATCTGCGTGATGTTGATGTTCTGCGCCGTCTGCCGTGCCGTGACCTGTGTTACCGCTCCTGCAAGCGATGATGTCAAGGTAGCCGCACGGTCTCCGAACGTCAACGAAGAGCGCTGGGGGTTGCGGTAATCGGTCTTTTTGCCAACAAGCCGCAAAGTCACGTCAGCGCCTAACATCGGGTGTATTATCCTGTAAAAATTACCTACCCTGAAAATATCGGGCGCATAGCCTGCACGGGCTAGCTCGATAGCCGACACTTCCCACGTTACGGCAGGCTCAGAAAGATTGTTGGAATCTTCCACGCCTCTGCGGTACAGTTCGGCGGCTCTCTCACCGAAATACTGAGGATCATCAACGGCAATATCATCATATACGATCTTACGGCAGATAACGCCGTATTTGGCTATCAGGTCGGGGCGGTCTATAAAAATGCTGTCACGACCCCCGACTGTGCGGATAGTCAGCCGTCTGCCGTCGTAGCCTATACCGCCCAGCGGTATCAAACGTGTCGCCAACTGCGAGGGGTCGACTGTGTAGCGTATAGAGCCGAGATTTTTTCCCACGCTGATGACCGTATTTGATAACGTGCCGAACAGCTCTGACACGTCAAGCAAATAGTGACCGCTTGCATCATCATAGCGCACACGCCACTCTAACCCTGCATCTGCACAGACTGTTTCAATGGCTTCGAGGGTCGTCACAAAGTCAAAGTCCTGCGTTTCCTGCACGATCGTTTCGGGACAATTTCCAAGATAAACGTGTGAATCCTCGTCAGTGATCTCCCTGTGTGCCTGCAAGATGCGCATGAGCGCAGTTTGCAAAATCTCCGTCCGGGAAACACTCACCGACACGATACCGTCTTTGAGCCGTGCCGCCGCACTCTCGCACGTCACGTTCTGCGCCGTAGTGCCGCTAGACTTACCCTCAATTCGGCTCACACGCCCCCTGAACGCTTCCTCGTCCAACTGCTTATCAATGCCCCACACAGCCGTTACACGGGGCTGTGCTTTGCCGTATGCCCTTGAATCGGGGTATATGCGGTAAGTCAGCTTGTTGATGCTGCCGAGCGTTTCTTCCAGCGTGCAGATGGTGTCTTGTGGGGTAAGACCTGTTGTTTCGTCCGCTGTTTGCTGTATTATAGATAGCATCACAAGCTCCTCTCTACGCTGTCATAACGCAAATCATAAA